GGATTCGCACAGTTCTACTTGAGTGGGCCGAAGCCGAGAAGGGGCCGGGGATCGCCCAGCCCCTTCTCGCGCTATTCGGTTGTAACCTCTACGACGCCGCGGTCGTGTAGAGCTTGATGGCGCTGGTGTCCGCGAGCTGACCGTCGGTACGGTAGAGAGCCCTGAACGAGATCAGGTCCGTGCCGAAGGCGTAGTCGTCGCTGCGCTCGAAGCGCAGAGGCGTCACGTCGCGGATGAAGTAGCCCTTGAAGTCGCCGAACGCGATGGGGCTGGTCGACGCCGAGATGAGCGGCATGTGCGGGTCGGGGTAGACCGGACGACCCAGCAGGGTGTCGGGCTGACCGGCGACGAGCGCGGGCTGCCACAGAAACTGGTTCGTCGAGTCCTTCAGCTTGCGTACCAGCTTGATGGTGGCGTCGTGCATCACCCATGACGCGCGCGGACGGTACTGCGGGATGATGCTGTGGTACAGCTCGATCAAACCGTCAGCAGCGGCGTAGGAGCCACTAGTGGGCAGGCCCACCGTGGAGCCGGTGCCGGTCGCGGCCTGCACACCCGTGGTAGCGGTCTGCAAGAACCCGGTCGGCTGAGTGGTGCCGGTGCCCGCGACATACGCGGTGTCGGCGGCAACGCCGATCAGCATCCCGGCCTGAGAGGCCACGAAGCCGGTCACGTCGAAGCCCTCGTCCGCGAGCAGCTCCTGGCTGATCTGAACGAGCACACCGAGCTTGTAGGCGCCGAGGGTGACGCTGGACAGCGTCGGGTCGGCGGCACTGAGCGCGCCGGCTTCAGCGGTCCACTTGGCCTGACCGTAGGCGGTCGCGCGCGGCACGACCAAGTTCTCACCGGAGGAGGTGGAGAACACGGTCGGGTTGGTCTGCCGGATGGTGCTGGTGTCGATCAGGTAGCGGTAGAGCTGCCCGACGAACGAGGTCGGCAGGGGCACGTTGGAGTCCAGCAGGGTCCGCTGCTCGGCCTTGTTGGTCGGCCAGTTGATGTTGAAGCCGGACCCGGCGGGCATCTTGGCGATCTTGCGAATCTCGGCGTCGTAGTCGATGGCACCGACCTCGCGCGGCATGGCCCGTGTGTCGACGGGAGCCTTCGCCAGTTCCTCCATCGCCATCGCGGCGTCGTGGGCGCGCTTCTCGTTGTCGAGGATGCTCTTGATGCGCTCGTCCAGCTTGGACAGGTCGGCGTTCGCCTCGTCCCACTGACGCTCCTCGTCGGCGGTCATGGACCGCTTCTCCTCGGCAGCACGCTCGGCAACGGCCTTCGCCTGCTCCCAGGTGTTCAAACGCTGCTCGCGCAACGTGGTAACCAGCTCGCTCATAGCAAGCCTTTCTGTGAGTGATTTCGGGGGTTGCGAGGTGGCACTGCCTGCCTCAAATGAGTGCGGCTGACCCGCACGCGCACGCCGAACGCCCCGGTGGCACAGCCTGCCGGGGTGGGGTGCGGAAGTTGTTGTTACATCACATGATTGGGTCGTCAGTGCGACGAGCCAGAATCTCCATCAACGCCGACGGGCCATACTTGCCGTCATGTGCAGCGGCCTCGGTGTTCTCGTTCAAGGCGCGCTCACCGTCGTCGTTCATCGCATCGTCGGGGTCGTACACGCCCATCGCCTTCATCAAGTCGTCGACGGCGTTTTGCGCCGACACCAGAAGGTCAAGAGCCTGACCGACCTCGGCGGGGAGCCCAGCGCGGTCAACACCTTTGGTCAGGTTGTACGCCTCGTCAAGAGAAGCGTCGATGCCGGCGAGGATTGCCTTGGGGTCGGTCACGTCGTCGTCGTCGGACTCGGTGGGCGGTGCGTCAGAGGCGGCGTTCTGTTCCTCGTAGGCGTCATTGGTGTAGGCGCCGTCGTCGGTCATGGCGCGCTGGCCGTCGGTGCGAACGAAGAACTTGCGGAGTTCGTCCTGCTTGGCGATGGCGAGCACGTCCTCAAGCGGCGCGTCCACGAACTTAGCCAGTGAGCGCAGGCCCACGGTGGCGTCAGGGTAGGCCGGGGTGTTGACCGGGGCCACGTCGATCAGGCGGCCCGAGATGAGTTGGCGCACCGGGTAGCCGTTGTCGCCCTTGCTCCAGTCCTCCTCGTAGCACTGGAACGCGAACGAGGAGTGGCGCAAGTCCTCGCGCTGGGTCAACTCGTAGATGTCAGCGCGGCACTCGGGAAGGTCGACGGCGTAGTCCAGGCCGATGTCGGTGACCGAGAGGCGCAGCGTGCCCGAGCGGGTGGTGCCGAGCAGGAAGGAGTCCTCATGGTTGTAGCGGCACACCACGCCGGGGAAACCCTGGCTGCGGGACTGGTTGAAGAATGTCGGCGCGATCTTCTCGCGGAAGCCGCCCAAGTTCTCGCTCATGCGGTTGAACACCGCAGCGTAGCCGCCGATGGTGCGCGAGCCCGCCGAGGCAGACCGGACCTCAATCAAGGAACCCGAGTTGTAGCCGTCGAAGTTGCTGACGTAGAGCCGCTCCACCTCGGGTGCGGATGAACGCAGCGACGGGCGGGACGGTGCCTCGGATTCGGTGTCAGGGGTCAGATCCATGTCGGGCCTCTCAGTGGTGGGCGCTCGTTGGCGCGTGGCCGTTGCGCTCGGCGGTCGGCTCACGGCGCCGACCGAGGATGTCGATCAACGCCTCGGGGCCGTAAGCACGGCTGGACTCAGTGGCGTGGTCGCCCTTGTCTGCCGATGCGCCGGGTGCGATGGGTTGCTCGGGTGCGTCCTCTGCGGGGATGCCGCCCGTGGGTGCGACGACAGCGCCGCCGTCGGTGCCACCGGGCCGGTACGGCGGCACCAGCAGGTCCGGTGCAATCGGTGGCAGGTCATTACTGACGCGAACCTCGTCAATGGTTTTCCACGCCGGCGGGTAGTACCCGAGGCTGATGGCGTCGACCTGGGCCTTGCTCATCGGGTCCATGCGAAGCAGCTCGGAGGTGTCGAACTTGCAGAACGTCCCGCGAGGGAACAAGTTGCTGAGCGCGGACTCAATCTTGACCAGCCACGGCCGCAGCGAGAACGTCAGGAAGTTCAGGGCGTTCGCCGACACGGTGTTGTAGGTCAGGCTGTTTCCGGTCTGGCCGCCGAGCATTTCCGCAGGCAGGCCGTAGATGACGGCGATGTGGTTGGCGGTCAACTGCGCGTGCTCCACGAACGCCGCATCCGATGCCTTCAGGAGAATGGGCGTGTATTCCCAGTCGGCGCCGAACACCAACGGTTTGCGTGAGGCCAGACGGCGCACCACGCGCTCGGTGATGATGTCGTTGTCCTCCTTGGACACCTTCTGGGCGGTGTTGCGGAATGTGCCCGGTGGCACGCCGCCGTGCAGGAACCACGCGCTCGCATAGTCCTGGGCGCCGAGACCGGCGTTGGCAATCGTCTGATACGCCGAGATGGGGCTCAGGCCGCGCACTTTGTACGGCATCGTGTACCACGGGATGTGGACGATGTCGCTGCGCTCAAGGCGGCGTCCGCGCCAGTACCAGATCGGGTCCATGTACGAGCCGGGGCCGTCGGTGCCCGAGGTGCCGAAATCCACTCCGGTGGTGGAGTTGTACGAGGCGTTCCCCTGGCTGCCGTCTTGGACGTTGACCTGATCGGGGTCCAGCCATTCGACCATCGTCGGGAAGCCGTAATAGTCGCGCTGCGTCACATAGCCGACCGCATCGCCCCACAGCGCCATCGAATGCACCGCTCGCTGCAACCAGTCATACAGCGTGCCGTGAATCGACGGGTTGACGAACAGCGACGGCGTCTTCTGCTGCTCCCACACACCGGCCTTGTTGACCGTGTAAAGCGCAGGCTTCAGTGCGGCGATGTTGTCGGCGAGAACACGCGCGGCACCGAACACCGGGACCAGCGACAGCGCACGCTGAACACCGACCGCGATGTACGGTGGCGGGCCGCCAGTATCCCACGGCCAGCCGGTGAACGCACGCTCTTCCTCGCCGACAGACTTGCCTCGACGGCCAAACGGCCAAATCGGCATGAGCTAGACGATGTGCTTGTCGGCAGTCGGAACCATGTCCATGTTCGTGCCCATGTCGTCGGCGATGGCGTCGAACGCCGCCACCGTCGAAGGCTCAGGCGAGCCATCGGGAGCACCGGACACGATGTGGTTGCTGATCGGGCCAGCCTGCTCGGGCGGCTGGGTGTAGGAGCCCATCGCGTCGAACGCGGACTGCGCTGCGGAGCCGTTGGAGGTCATCATCAGAGCATCGTCGCTTCCCCGAGGCCATCGATGGCGTCGAACGCAGCGGTAGCGGGACCGGGAGGGTTGCTCGACGGCAGGCTGGTCGGCGCGACGTAGATGTCGTGCTCGACGTTCGCGGCGTGCGGCGTCGGAGCCGGGTAGCCGCCGGGAACGGCATCGCCGCCGGCGTTGGGAACAGTCACAGCCATTTCGGCTCCTTAGTTGTTGATTACCACACTGATTCAAGAAGGTCATACGGTTCGGACTGCATCAGCGACCAGCGGTAGAACGCCGCCGAACACGCCACCAACGGGGAAATGTCCACGCCACCGTCGCGGCGGTCCCAAATCTCTGTCTCGCCGGTCATCCGCGTCTTGGCGTTGACCACGGCCTTGTCCAGCTCGCCCTGGCCGACATGGGCGATACGGCCCTGCTTGACGGCCTCTTGGAACGCCGCACACGCCGCACCCATGTCGGGCTGGGTCAATTTCTCAAAGTCGATGTTGAGCTTGGCGAAGTCACCCGCCAATGCCTTGGCCTGTCCGGTGGTCACCAGCGCCACCTCGGCCACATCGCGCTGCTCCACCAGTTCAGCGACCCGGCTCGCCACCCAGTCGGTGCCCGGTCCCGAGTGGCACAGGATCAGCGTCGTGTCATCGCGCGATTCATGCTTGCCAGCGACACCGATGCACGACCACTTGCGGTCAGGTGCCACATCGACCACCAGCGACACCCGCAGTGGCGGTTGTGCCGTGGCGTCCAGCAACCGTGTCCACGACGCCATGTCGAACACCCGCAACTCAAGGCTGTCCCACACGCCCAAACCTTCGCGCAGGAACGAGTCGTCGGTCAGCTTCTTACGCAACCGCCGAATGGACGTGGCCGGCGTGCGGTGCGGATAAGACGGGTTGGCCTTGGCCCACTGCTTGCGGTCGTCAGGGTCGCACTTCTCGTCAGCCCCGAACTCAATCCACGCGACATCGGTGGACTCACCCGATAGCGCGTCGGCGCGCATCCGCTGAAACATCTCCGAGGGATCTTCGGGCTTGGGCGGCGTGCCCAGGAAAATGGGCAGCGGGTTGGGCGCCGTCGCCATCGTGGCGATCATGTTGTCCATCGCCCTGTCCGTTAAGATTTGCGCCTCGTCGCACACCAGGATGTCGACACCGGCAAACCCACGTCCAAAGCCACGCTCACGGGCACCGAACAGAATGCGCGACCCGTTGGTGAAACGGATTTCCTCATCGCCCGAGCCCTTGTAAACGGCCTCAATGTTCGGCGCAATCTTCGTGCGCCGCGCGAAGCCCTGCATCGACAGAAATGTCTCACCCGCGGTTCTGCTGTGGTGTGCGGTCCAGATGACGGTCAAACCGGGATTGCAGATGCACTGAGCGAACGCAATCGCGCCGATCAGATACGTCTTACCCGCCTGACG